GTGTTCTCCGGGTTCAGGTACTCGACGAGCTTCAGCAGACGCTCCGCGTTGGGCGTCATGCTCCAGGGACGGATCTCGTCTACAGCACGCGAACCGTCACGACCAGCGACCGTCCGGCCAGATCCGTCACCTTCGCGGCCTGCCACTTCGACTCCTGCGGGATCCCCAACGTCAGCACCGCGTCGCCCGACGCGCCGACCCGGAAGTGCTGCAGCCATGCTTCGAACGTCACTCCTCCCGTGGTGTCAACGGAATCCAGCTGCTCGCGGGGTCCGAGCCGTCCGCCATCTGCCACGGCGGATCGAACATCGTCACCTGCGTCGGCTGCACCTGCGGCGGCGGCGTCTCCCCGGCGCTGCTTCCGCCAGGGGAAATCACCAACCGGGACAACGTAACGACGCTGTCCCACGCCTCGCTCAACGCTCTCCCAGAGGTCCGAGCGATCACGTGGACGACCACCGCCATCACGATCGCGTTCGCGATCACCATCGCTGTCGCGGCTACCCATGGTGTCACCGTGTGGCACCTTAGCAGGTGCGCTCAGGCGACGCAAGCATTCAGCGTCGCAGCATCTCGCGGAGCTTCGCGATCTCCTCGCGCGCCCGCTCGCGCTCACTGCTCGGACGTGCAGGGGGGTTCTCCACCGTCCCCGCCTCGTCCTTCGGAGCGCTCCGAGGGGGTGTGAGACGGTCTGTGGGGAACCGATCCGGCCTTTCCATGTGTGCGATGACCTCCCCGACGCTCGTCGGCACTCCCGTGCGCGGGCCACGGGACCGGCGAGATTCGTATCTCACCCGTGGATCTACTTCAGGGGGTGCAAACCGCGTGCGCCCCGGGGGCGAAGCGGTTCGAGCCAGCTTCGAGCGCCGCTGGGCCGCGACCAGCGCCCGGTGCGCGCGGTCGTGACGGCGCTCGAAGGCGACGGTGCGCCTGCGGTTCGTGTGCGGTGCGCGCCGGAGCGCACAGACGTAGTAGGAGTTCGTCGTCTGCCAGCCGCTGTGGCCGTCGTACACCGGCACGCGCTCCAGCAGTCCCACCTCCACGAGGCGGGCGTGCCAGTAGTCGATGGTCCGCAGGGACACCCCGAGCTTCTCGGCGAGCCAGCGCCGTGAGGGGTGCGAACGACCGCCGTTGGCCATCGCGAGGTCCACGTGCAGCCGGTACAAGCTCAGCTGGCCGAAGCTGATCTCGCGGCGGGCGGCCAGATCCTCAGCGGGAGCTACAGCCGTGCGGTACATTGAAGACGCTCACCTCCTCGTGAGAAGTACTAGTGATGACCTGCTGAAGCTAGCAGCGGGGAAACACGTGAGTGTGGACGAGGGGCCGGGAAACCGGCCCCTCTTTCACGTTCGGGTCCGGCTGGCACCTAGGACGCGCACGCTGGCGCTGGTGCGCTGCTACGATGCCGAGCGTGGATCGTCAGCGCGAGAAGGGGAGGGGACCGGACGATCCCCTCCCCCGAGCCATGGTGCCGGATGATCTGCCGGACGAGCGCATCCTAGACGACCCGGCGGCAACCAAGGTGCTGACGCGGCTCGTACAGGCGGGCTACTCCCCGGTGACGATGGCGCGCGTGCTCGACGTTCCCGTCGAAGAACTCCTGGACCGGCTCCCTCGGGACGTCGCAGACGGCGTGATCGCGGACGACGAGATGTTGCGCCGGGGCGTGCGGGCCGTCGCCTGGCGGGTGGTGTCCGAGATGATGGCCCTCATGGACCACGGCTCCCAGCCGGTGCGGATGGCGGTGATCCGGGCGCTGGGGCCGAAGCTGGCGGCGCTGCTGGCCGACGACGACCGGGACCATCTGGCCGACCTGCGGCAGGACTTCGCCCGTCTGGTGTCCGAACTCCAGGGCTAGGGCGCATGCCCCGCTACATGCCGTTCCTGAGGCGGCTCTGGATCCGTGACAAGAGCGCGCGGGTGGTGCCGTTCGAGCCCAACTGGGCTCAGAGGCGCATGATCGACGTCGTCGAGCAGCAGGAGGCCGAGGGCCGCCCCGTGCGGATCGTCGTGCTCAAGGCCCGCCAGATCGGCATCTCGACGCTGACCGAGGCGCTGATGTTCGTGCGGGCGTTCGTCTTCCCCGGCAGCCACGGACTGGTGGTGGCCCACGAGATCGACTCCTCGACGTACCTGCTGGGCATGACGCACCTGTTCTGGTCCACCTGGGCCTACAAGGACCTCTACACGCCGAAGTACGTCTCGCGCAAAGAGTTGGAGTGGCTGGAGACGGGGTCTTCCATCAGGATCGCCACCGCCCGCAACGTGAGAACCGGTCGCAGCCGCACCGTCCACTCCCTGCACGGGTCCGAGGTGGCCTGGTGGGAGCACCCCGAGGAGGTCATGGTCGGTCTCCGCCAGGCCGTCCCGAACGACCCCCGGACGATGATCGTGCTGGAGTCCACCGCCAACGGCGTCGGCAACTGGTTCCACGACCTGTGGGAGGCTGCCACGACCGGCGACGTCGAGTACGCACCGCTCTTCTTCCCCTGGTGGCAGCACCCCGAGTACACGGCCTCGGCCATCAACATCCCGGCCTACGACCTGGGGTCGCTCACCGAGGAGGAGCGGGCGTTGCGGGCTCTGGGCGTGGACGACGACCGGCTGGCCTGGCGGCGGTGGGCGATCCGCAACCTGGCGAACGGGGACGAGGCGTGGTTCGCCCAGGAGTACCCGGCGACCCCGGAGGAGGCGTTCCTGGCCACCGGGTCCAACGTGTTCCCGATGGACGCCCTGGCCGCCTGCTACCAGCCCTTCGAGGGCCTGCGGGGCAGCCTCGTGCGGGACGGAGCCGAGGTGCGCTTCGTCCCCAACCCCTCCGGCCCGCTCACCATCTTCCGCCACCCGTCCAAGGACCGGTCCTGGGGCCAGTACTTCGTCGGCGGCGACCCCACGCACACCACCCGCGGCGACTTCGCCTGCGCGCAGGTGATCAACCGCCGGACCTACGAGCAGGTGGCCGTCTGGCGGGCGCGCTGCGACCCGATGACCTTCGGCGAGGAACTGGCGAAGCTCGGCCAGTACTACAACGTCGCGGAGATCGCGACCGAGGTGGAGGGTCCCGGCTACGCCACGATCGGGCACCTCGTCGCGCTGGACTACCCCAACATCTGGCGGCAGCGCTGGGCGGACAAGATGCCCGGCATGCTGAGTCAGTCGCTGGGCTGGTCCACGACCTGGAAGCGCAAGGAGTGGGCCATCGGCCACCTTCTCAAGCTCGTCGTGGACCGTGACGTCACGATCCACGACCGCGTCACGTACGACGAGATGCGCAACTACGTGGCGTTGGAGGACAAGGTCGGCTACGGACCCGCCGACGAGGACGGCCACGACGACGCCGTGATGGCGCTCGCGATCGCGTGCATCTGCTCGGCCACCGACGGCCCGCTGCGCGCGTACGAAGGCGACGAGGAGATCCGCAGCCGTCTGGAGCAGATCGCGACGTGGCAGCGCTTCGAGGCTCCGGTGGCCTAGCATCGCGACGTGCCGGTCTACGAGTTCTGGTGCCGTCGCTGTGGAGCGACGCTCCTGGAGCGCGCGCCGATCCAGGAAGGTGTGGAGGAGCGTCCGCACTGTCCGCGCTGCGGCTACCGGATGTTCCGACGGTGGAGCTTCGCTGCGCACCGTGACATGCCGGAGCACTTCGCGCACTCCGTAGGCAAGGTCGTCCGCGGCAGGAAGCACTTCCGTGAGGAGTTGCAGCGGGCGTCCGACGCCGCGACGGCGCGCACTGGTGTGCCGCACCGGTTCGAGCCGGTGGACCTGCGGGACCGGGAGGCGCTCGGGGTGACCGACGAAGGTTTGGACGCCACCGCCCGTCGAGCGGTGGCCGAGGGACGTGCAGAGGTCCGTCGGTGGCTGTGATCGAGACGGTCGAGGATCTGGAACTGATCGGCAAGGTCCGCACCCTCTACGACCGTGCTCGCGCGCGCCGGCGCGCGCGCGTGGAGACCTGGCAGCGGAACTGGCGGCTGCTGAACAACCGCTCCTGGGGGGCGCTGCGCGAGGCCTGGATGCCGTCCCCGCAGGCGTCGGAGATCTACCCGATCGTGGCCGCCCTGGTGGGCTGGATGACCGACCAGCGGCCCACGTTCCGGGTGGCGGCGGTCGCCGATCCCCACTCGGCTCTGGCCAACGTCTACCAGCAGCTGGCCCGCGACCTGGAGACGGTCATGCACGCCACCTGGCAGACCAACGGGGCGTCCGCCGCGGTCGAGCGGGTGCTGTTCGACGCCATGGTCTACGGGGTCGGCTGGTTCAAGGTGGGCTGGGACGCGTCGCTGGCCGGAGGTCTCGGCGACGTCGGGCTGTGGCGGGTGGACCCCTTCCACTTCTACCCCGATCCGGCTGCGGCCACGATGGAGGAGGCCAACTACTTCGTCGAGGCCCGGACGATGAGCCTCCAGGAGCTGGAGCGACGCTGGCCGCAGGCACGTGTTCCGCCGCCGGTTGAATCCAACTCCATGGTGGATCGCCGGGAGGACATCTACGCCCCCACCGGCAGGGTGCCGATGGCCAACCCGGGCGGGGTGTTCGGTGCGCCGCCCATGTGGGGGCCTCCGGGACGGGACAACCGGGCCTCGGTCCCGGTGGACGACGCGGGCGTGACGGTCCTGGAGTGCTGGATGAAGGACAACGTCCGCATCGACGACGACACCGTGGTTCCCGAGTGGCACGTGGTGGTCACCGCCGCCAACCAGGTTCTGTTCCAGGCTGCCGCCAAGGAGCTGTGGGGGCACGCCCGCCACCCCTACGTCCGCTACGTCCTGCAGGATTTCGGGGAGATGTACGGGGTGAGTCTGGTGGAGCACCTGGCCCCCCTGCAGATCGCGCTCAACCGGGTGCTGGCCGCCATCCAGTCCAACGTGGAGTTGACGGGCAACCCCGTCTTCGTGGACGACACACGCTCGGGCATCACCCGCACCCAGATCACGAACCGTCCGGGCACCCGGCTGACCAAGAACACCGGCTCGGAGGTCGGCTGGCTGGAGCCCCCGCCGCTGAGCCCCCACGCCTTCCCTCTGATCCAGTTCCTCATCGGCGAGATGGAGCGGGTCTCCGGGCTCTCGGCGATCGTCCGGGGCGTCACCCCCACGGGCCGCAACGCCCAGGGGGTCCTGGACGCCGTCCAGGAATCGGCCTTCGTGCGGGTGCGGATGGCGCTGCGGAACCTGGAGCGGGCGCTGTCGGAGGTCGGCCAGATCTGGGCCAGCCTGGTCGTGGAGAACTACACGCAGCCGCGGATGATCGCCGCCCTGGGGGACACCCCGTCCGCCGTCGTCCTCGGGAAGCGGCACTTCTGGGTGCCCGGTCCCGGGCGCAACGTCCCGCTGTCGGCCCAGGTGCGGGTCGAGGCCGGGTCCACCCTGCCGATCTCCCGTATGGCCCGTGCCCAGGAGGCCGACGTTCTGTACGCCATGGGGGCCATCGACCGCATCGCGCTCCTGGAGGCCCACGACTACCCGAACCGCAACGAGATCGTCCAGCGCATCACCGCGGCCGAGGCCGCCGGAATGTTCAACCCACCCGCGGCCCGCCAGCGGGCCGGGCGCACCACGTGATGGATCCCTACGACGAGCTGCGTGAAGGCGTCCGGCTGATGCTGGACGACGAGTGGGCCAGCAAGGCCTCGCCATTGTCGTGGGAGGAACTCCCGGCGAAGGTGACCAGGCGGGTCACCCGGATGTTCCCCAACACCCTGGACGAGGTGCTGCTGGGAACGCTGTCCGATCTCAGCAGGCGGCGGGGCGCGCTCGGGATCACCCACCCCGAACTCCGGCGGTTGAACTGGGCGGGACGGATTCCCGTGCTGGTGGACCGCGGATTCCTGAGGCGGGCCGTCGCCGGACAGAGCGTGCCGTTGCCGCTGGAGCACGCCCTCGCCCACGAGATGGCACACGTGTGGTGGCAGCACGTTCCGCTGCAACTCATGGAGGACAAGGGCGGCGGGGAACTGGCGCGCCAGCTCGTGCACGCGATCCTGTTCCGCGTCCACCCCGAGGTCGTCAGACCGAGGGGCCCGCTGACCCAGTACTGGATGCTCAGTTTGCACCTGGCTCCGACGGAGCTTGACCCCTGGGTCGAGCGCTTCGGTGATCCGGTGGCGTGGTCGCGCGCGGCTCCTCTGCCAGCCAGGATGTGGAAGGACATATGGCGGCGTATCGCCCGGTCGCACTCTCTGGCCGAGCCCGTCGCCGAAGCGGCGGGCATGCACGCCGCGGGAGTGAGGCCCACGAACCAGATCTGGCCCCGCATCGTGAAGGCCTTCACCGACGTCGATCCCAGACTGGCTCCCGCCCTTCTCGGCGGCGTGGGTGCGGCGCTGCTCGCCCGCCAGCTCCTGGGACACCGTCGCGAGGAGGCGTGAGGAGAGCACGTGATGGATCCCTACGACGAGCTGCGTGAAGGCGTCCGGCTCATGCTGGGCGACGAGTGGGCCGACAACGTCTGGCCCGTGTCGTGGGAGGAACTCCCGGAGGCGGCGGCCCGGCGGGTCACCCGGATGTTCCCCAACACCGTCCGGGAGGTGCTGCTGGGCAGCGCCCCGCAGTTGATACGTCGTGAGGGTGCCACGGGGGTCACCGGCGCGGGACTCCGCCAGCTCGGCTGGACGGGACGGATCCCCGTGGTGCTGGACCGCGGGTTCTTGAACAGGGCGATCCTCGGCAGGCCCGTGGACATGCCCCTGGAGCACGTGCTGGCCCACGAGATGGCCCACGCCTGGTGGGAGTACGCGCCGCAGCGCCTGCTGGCGCGTCGGGGCACCAGCGACATCGCCCGCCAACTGGTGCGGGCGATCATGCTCGACGTGTTCCCCGAGGTGGGGTGGCCCAGAGGCCCCATAACCGAGTACTGGTTCGAGAATGCAGCGAACTGGCCGTGGGAGATAGGACGCTACGTGCAGCGCTATCACCATCCCGAGGCCTGGTCCACCCGAGTCGTACGACCCCCGGCGGAGGGCTGGAAGCGGGCCTGGTTGAACCTGGCTCAGGCTCCTTCGCTCGGCGAACCCGTCGCGGAGATGGCGGGCGCGTACGCCACGAACGTGAGACCGACGAACCGCGCGTGGACCCGCATCGTGAAGGCCTTCACGGACATCGACCCCAGGCTGGCTCCCGTCCTCCTCGGTGGCGTTGGGGCGGCGCTCCTCGCCCGCCAGCTTCTGGGCCACCGTCGCGAGGCCTGAGTGGTAGCCTTGGCCCGTGGGTCTGTTCACCGACCAGGAACCGCCCGTCCCGCGGGACTGGAGCGCACGTCGGGGGCTGCGTCTCGTCACCCAGATCCACGGGCACCTGTCTCCGGCCCACCTGGAGACCGACGTGCCCCTCCCGGATCTGGATCCTCGCAACGTCTGGGAAGCAGCCGGGGAGGACTGATGCCGTTCCGGTCCGCGCGGCAGCGGCGGTACATGTTCGCCCGCCATCCGCGCATCGCCCGTCGCTGGGCGCGGACCTACGGAACACGGATCGAACGGAGGTGACCGATGGCGAACAAGCCGCCTCTCGGCTCCGGTGAGCGCTTCGCAGCCCTCACGCGTCAACTGAGCCGCCGGGGCGTCCGCAACCCCCGGGCTCTCGCCGCGTACATCGGGCGGCAGAAGTACGGAGCGAAGCGCTTCGCCCAGCTGTCGGCAATGGGCCGTCGTCGCGCGCGTCGCGACTATCGTCGGTAGGAAAGGAGGGAAGAAGACATGCCCAAGCCCGAGATCAGCACCGGCAAGGGTGCCAACATCA